GTGACAGTTAGCAAGGGGGAGGCGATTAAGTCGGTTTCCCCGGCCTCCGTCAGTTCATCGGTGCCCTCGACGTCGGTGTCGTTGTCCCTCTCCTTGTCTCCCGACTCCGGCTCTCTACTGGTGTCTGTCCCCGATGTGTCGGCACTGGTCAACCAGTTGATCGCACCGAACGCGGCATACACCACTTTCACTTCCCCACGTCAGACGGTGGAACACGGTACGCTAGAACTGTTCCCCGAGGCGGCCGACGTGAAGCACTCCTCGCCGTCTCCGAGCCTCCTGATGGGCGAGGTGGTGCGTCAGGTGGGTGCGACTGTCGTGACCGCCTCCGTGGCCGGTCCCTCTGTCAAGGAAGGGCTGTCTCAGCCCACCGCCTATTGTTCGATAGCAAGCGAGTTCGGGGCGTATTGTCTGTTAGTTCCTCAGACAAATGCTCATTGCTTGGTAGAACCCGAATGACAGACGAAAGAAAGTCAAACATAGGAGTCGCGGTTTCGGTTGCTCACCTGTTGGTCACCGTGATCGGGATAGGTACGGTCCTAGTCACGTTCGGGGAGAAGAACGCTCAACTGTCGGATAACCGGAGCGACATCGACAAACTGGCTTCAGTCGTGAACGACTTGGCTAGAGCACAGGCGTCTGCGGCCGTCGCCGACGCCATCCACACACGGGCTCTCGAGGACATTCAACGTCGACTCGAGGCCATCGAAAGGAACATCAAGTGAACAAGTCTTGGAAGACCACGGCCGCCGGCGTTGGTGCCGTCCTCGTCGCAATCGGTTCCGCACTGGCCGCTTCGTTTGACAATGATCCCGCCACCGTCGCCGACTGGGGTGCCGTCATCGCTGCCGTCATCGCCGGCGTCGGTCTCGTCTTCGCCCGTGACAACAACGTGACCTCGGAACAGGCCGGGGCCGGTGCTTGACCGGATCATCGCCCAGTTCGCGCTCGCCCTCTTCTCCTACCTCGAGCGTCGGATGGAGCGTAGCACCGTCGCGGTGGACGCTGACCCTAATCGCGATCTTCTTCGTCGTGCTGGCAGTCGCTTGCGCCTGTGGATGCGGAGGGAGGACGATCTTCGTACCCGAGGAAAGTCCGATGCGGGTGGGGCCGTCAAGCCGGTTGAGAGTCTACCACCGGGTGAACGGCGAGTGGATCCTAAGCAACAACTCGATCAACATTCCTGAGGGTTGGTACTTGGTGCCGCCCTCCTTCGTCCGAGAGGACACAGATGCCGCTGTACGAGAACAAGCCGCGCGTTGACGACATCAAGAGGGCGTCGACCTCGAGGATCTACTTCAACTGCAGAGGTGCTGACGGCAATCCCGTCAACCTGTCGGGCGCTACCATTTCGGTAGACATCGTCCCACGCACGTCGGGGTCGACCGTCACCAAGTCGGGGTCTTTGTCGAACACGCCGGCGGCAGAACCGCAGTTCTACGTCGACCTCGTTCCCAATGACACCACCGCCCTCGTCCCCCAGTTGATCGACGTCTACGCCACGGTTACGGCGGGTTCAAACGTATACAAGCCGAGTGCGTTCTTCCGACTGGTTCAGTCCAGTGAACCCACTGGTAGCGGTGGCGGCGACTTGATCGGGGTGACGGCCGGCGGGGACCTCAGCGGAAAGTACCCCAACCCAACGGTTTCCAACACGGCTAGGTCGTCCACTTACCCGTCCATGATGGTCGAGTGTGATTTCATCTCAGGCGTGTACCCGTTCTTATTTCGGACCACTTGGGGGGCCAACATCGAAGACGGGACCAGTGGGGGTATAACCTTTAGCGGATTTGACCTTCCCAACGGTGTTGGGATATGTAGCATCAGCGTCTACGCAAACAAGGACAAGGCTAGGTCTGGGATTTACTTGTTGGCGCCAACGGGGGGATCGGGTAGTTCCTTTGACTCCGACCTATTCGTCGGTTACGCTGAGATGGAGTTCTCTTGTAGGATGATCGTGTCCGGAACGAACGATCCAAACCAAGTCACGGCGGTGGGATTCCATCTGTCACACGCGGGTTCTGACATCAACAAATATGTTCAGAACGGTTGCTGCTTCGTCGCGTTTGGGGGCGGGAACTGGTTCGTAGCAACCGGAACTAACTACGACATCACGTTGTACGACACCGGGGTGTCTTCGTCCAGTGGCATGCACCACTTGTCGGTGTGGGTCAGCGCTGACGGGCTTACGGCCAAGTTCTACGTCGACGGGTCATTGGTGAGGACAGTTTCAAATCCCGTGATAGTCGGAGATAGCCCTGCAATGAGGCCGGCCATCGAGATCAGGGATAAGAAACCGAGTGGGTCCAGTGTGCAAGGGTACTGCACGATCGACTACATGAGGGTGGCGGTGTACAAGAATAGCCGTTAAACGAAACCGCCCCACGGGTTCAGGTCCGGGGGCGGTTTCGCATGGGGGAAAAGATGCTCGTTTGACTAGTTCTCGCCGACGTCGAAGAGCGTGGGCTCGGGCTCGAGTTCGGGGAAGAACGAGGGGAATCCGTCGACGAAGTGGTCAAACTCCGTACGAGAGATCATCCAGTAGATCTTTGCTCCGTCGCGCATGATGACCAAGGCGGCCGGCGTGTTGATGCTGTTCTGCTCAGCCCAAAAGATGCTCTCGATGCGGGTGGGATCCACCAGTACGGTGTCCACCGTGTCCGACGTGAGGGCCCGAGTGAGTTTGACCAGTTTGCTGTGAGATTGTGCCATGCAGTCGTCTCGACCACCACAAACAGTCGCCAGTCACGCTCCCCGGTAGACGTTCTTGTGGAGTTCCGGGTGAGCGATGCAGGAGATCCTGTTCAGCGCCTCCCGCAGTTTCGTTATCTCCTCGAGGCACTGTTGGCTCAACTCGCACGACGAGCAGTCGCCGTCACACGGGCAAGACCGGATCTTGTTCTCCAACTTGTCGGTTATGTCGAACGCGTTCACTGGTCGCTCCTTGGCTTAAGCACCTTGATCACCTGAGACTGCAGTAGGTCCACGACCATCGGCCTAACACCGTTCGCCTTGCCCCACTTCTTCAAGGGGCACTCGTACTTGGGCATGGTCAACTTCACCGACAGTCTAGACCTGTTCCACGACGGGCAACCGCACGAGTTGCAGTAACCCACGCTCTCCTTCTCGTCGCCGGCAACTCTCGAGGGGCAGTTCATGCAGTGGGTCAGCCTCTCGTTGAACGTGGTCTCGTTCACCGGCCCCTCTATCATCAGGGAAGCCTCCGCACTGACGTAAGACTTGACCATCGAGGTGGTCGCCCTAGACTTGGGAATAGACCGGTGCTCGCACGACGAACAACGCTCATCGTCAGTATCGCCGGCTACCACCGGGTGGTGGCAGCGAATGACGTCCAGTCTGAATACGCAATCAGGGGATGACATTGGTAACGTTTACCGAACTGGTCATGGTGTACTCGTCGTGCAACGTGTAACACGCGTTAGACGCCCCGAACCCGGGGGCGGGGTAAGGGTTCGGTAGAAACGGGTCGCACCCACATCCTCCGATCAATACGCCACCTTGATAACACGGCCTCTGTTCGCCTGTGTCGGTGTAACAGTCAGACACGAAGTCAGACTCGAGGTTAAGGAACTGCCCGGTGCTAACGTCACAGTCTCCCGGTTGAGTCACGCAGTACGGATAAGGAACGGCCTCGACGTAATCCACTCCACTGGTGGATTCTCTCGCTATGTAGTAATTGTTGAACGTAGTCCCGGACAGGCATCCCGGTCTACCCTCGACGTAGAAGGGCGCCTTCGTCCCTTGAACAAAGGTCGACCCCTGAGACTGTATGGAACCGTTGCAGAAGTAGTTGATGTAACCACCTGTAAATATTCCAGTTCCTCCCTCTTGCTTGAAGTAAGCCAAAGGTCTAGCCGGGGCGTTTGTGCCAAGAGTACATTTCTGGCACATCATGTACGCGTTTAGTCCGTACACGCCTCCGTTACTGGCCAGTGTCCAAGTCTTGGTTCCGGTTATAGTGTTCCTAGACTTAGGGACCAAGGTCAGGCACTGGGGGCAAGAACTGGGGCACGACTGGTAGTCAGCGAATCCGTTGTTTATAGTGGTTTGGGAGTAGTTCCAGTTCCCCTCGTAATCCGACATTCCTAGGGTGTTGTTTAAATCTCCGAACCCGGGATTAACCCTCTTGAACTTGCATAGTCCCGAGAATGATTCCGTCTTATCCCAAAGAGTGCCACCGTTTCCAGTGGCGCCGGCGGCCGGAGTTACGATCCGCTTCAGTCTAGCCGTATAAGTGTAACTGATCCATATTTCGGCGGGTCTGCACAGGACGGCCTGAGCACACGTTTGACTGGGGAGGCCGCAACAGCACACTCTTTTATCCATGCCGTTGTTACGGAAGGTAGTTGGTTCCGTCTGACCCCGGGAGGGTGGCCGGCGGGTGCACCGGCCACCCCGAGAGTGACGGGTGAGGCTCGCAACCTTCACTCTACTTCACCGGGGGCAGACCCCCTTATTACGGTCGACAGGAAGACTCGTCAGACTCACCGTACTAGTGAGGTGGACTCGATAATCAAACCTGCAGTCAAGGAAACCGTCAAAGAATACAAGCGGTGGGCCGACATGCTTTGGGACGGCGAAGAGCCGGACTTGAAGGACGTCACCGATCGCATGTCCAAGGTGATTCTCGTGTCGTTGATGGCCGGAATGTCAACGGTCGGGGACGAAGAGGACGTGCTAGAGGTTGACAAACATGTGGACCTGTTTGCGCCGGTGTTCAAGGAGTCCGTCGAGGCACTGGCCAAGAAGTCCCCGACTCTGAGGATTATGAACCCTCACCATCTGTCCGATCAGGTGAAGCAAACTGCGTGGTACGTTTCCGGGGTGATGAGCGGCAACATACTGGACAAGATCAGGGCCAAGTTGATCGAGGCAAGGGTCGAGGGCCACTCGCGGGACTGGTTCACGCAACAAGTATTCGAGGACGCCGAGACCACGGCTTCTCACATCGAGACAGTGTTCAGGACGAACGCGGCCAGTGCCGCCGGCGCCGGCCGGTGGAAGCAGTACAACGACCCCGACGTGTCGGACTTGATCTTTGGGTACCGGTACGTGTCTCAGGGCGACCACCGGTCTCGGCCGCTGCACAAGGCCATGAACAACTTCGTAGCCGTGAAGGACGATCCGGTGTGGAAGTTGATTTGGGTTCCGAACGGGTACAACTGCCGCTGCAAGGTCAGGCCGTTGAGGAAGGCCGACGCCATCAAGTACGGGATCATCTCCAAGGACGGTAACATCATTGAACGCCGCGTCTTTGTGAACGATTTCCAAAGAACGGTCGTAGCAGCAGCGGAAGGAGGCGTGGCCCTCGAGGTCGACGGTAACCTGCGTAGGTTCCCCGACGACGGATTTCGCGGAAACGCCTTGATGGATCTAGTATGAGCAACAAAGCAACTCTGGAAACGATTGACGGATCGCGTTCGAAACTGACTGGGGAGTCGTCCGTCGCCATCCCCGTCACTGCCGCCAAGCCCAAGGTCAAGCCCGTCAAGCCCAAGGCCGTCGCCGTCGAAGCGACCGAGGAAGAGGCCGCCGCTGCCTTCGAGGAGCCCATCGGTTCGGTGATCGACCGAGACCCCGCGACGGCGTCCGACAACCTCCGTATCCTCGTGAGCCGGATCGAGAAGGTCAAGGCCAACTCCATCGAGTGGCAGAACCTTTCCCACCCTCAGCGCCTGATGATGACTGGCGCCCTCTACGCGGCGAAGGAGGCACTCGGTGAGAAGGACAATGGCGTCCAGATTTCGTTCGCCCGATTCCTTGGCGTCACTTTCCGGTGACCCAGTGTTCGAAGACATGGTGTTGGACTGGATGAAGTCCGGTTACACGCCCGAAGATTCAACCCGATTCGCTCTGAAGGAGTATCTAAGTGCCACCCGTTCCAAAGCGAGTACCCGTGCAGGGAGACAAGCCGATGACCGTAAGCAAGACGGTCAGCGCATGGGCCGATCACCTCGTGGAGCAGGCCAAGTCCAAGGCCGCGAAGAAGATCGGCGTGGGCGACACTCAGAGCGCCGGTTCGGAACCCTTGTCGTTCGACGAGCCCCTGTTCCCGTCCAAGCCACCCGCCCGTTCTCTTCCCGCTCTCGGTGACATCCAGTTGCCCCCGCAGCGTCACGCTTATGGGGAAGGACCTCGAGAAGGGGACGACGATACCGTCTCGGACTTCTTCTTCACTCAGAGTGACGAAGAAGCGGACCGCCGGCGGGAGTCCAAGAAGCGACAGGAACGCAAGATTCAACAGAAGTCTGACCCGACCTCGACCAGTCGGTTCCGTGCGCTCGAGGTGGAGGCGTACTCCATTCGTCGCTTCCAGATCGACCGTTACGTCGCTCCACCGGGCATGGAGAACGTGGTCAAGCGTCTGAAGTCGAAGAAGGGTGTCGACAATCCGTACGCGGTGGCGTGGGCGATGCACGAGAGGGACAAGCACACGCACGACCGGTCTATCGGTGGCTTGACCCGCATCGGTCCCCTCGAGGGATCTCTTCACCGCGCCATCCGCATCCTCGACGCGGTAAGCGACGGTCATTACGGCGTAAGCCGGGAAGTGGTAAACCGCCTCCACGCCGACGCCCTCGATGACCTTGACCGTTCGTTTGAGGGAGGAGATCCGATCCGCGACGCTTGGCGTCACGTCGTGGATCAGGCTAGAATCGAGGCACTGGCGAAGGTGTCTCGTCACGCGTCGGAACAAGGTCCCCCGGCAAACAAGTCCGAGGAAGACCGCCCCCCGGAGTTTCCCCGTGACGAAGTGCTCGAGGAGATGACCGGTAAGGGAAAGGGTCTGAAGAAGGCCAGTTCGGACGTGACGGAGTACAAGATGGGAGGCTCCTTCTACCGATACCGGAACAACAACGAGGTGGACCGCCACGTCGTGACCCCTGCTGCCGCAGGTCAACCCTCTGGAGAACACCCTCACACCAAGGCGGTTCGTGAGATCTCCGAGATGTATGATCCTGACTGGGACGAAACCGACGACAGCGGGGACCGCGAGGGAGATCCGTTTAGTGCAGGATCTTCCGACGAGACCAATCTCCGCGCCAAGGAAGCCGGCGAGGCCCTACTCAGCCCCGACGTCAGGGACCACACGAAGTTCCTCAAGAAGATGGCCAAGAACGTGGTGCACCCGGACGACTGGGGCAACGACTGGATGGATCAGGCAACCTTTGCCTCCGGCAACTTCATCGCCAACCACGCCCGACTCGCCCTCGGAATGAAGGCTCTCCCGAGCCACTGGACGGACGCATGAGTGGATTTCTCTACCGGTACCGGAACAACGGCGACGTCGATCGTCACGTGAACCCCGGCAACATCCGAGACTTCACGGACGATCTTCTTCCGGGGTCTCATGGCCCCAAGTTCGGACTCCCTAAGCGCGAGGTTTCCGGGGAAGGCGAGCCGACTCACGGTCAGGTCCCGCCCCCGGACACCGGCATGCGTAGCGACGGTCTTCGCGACGCCCTGCAGGAATTGCACGATCGCGGCAAGATTGATCTCTTCTCTCACATGGCTGACTTCTTGGCGGGTGTTGATGAGGACGAAGCCGGCGAACACGCAGACATTCACTCCATGGCGCACGATTGGGCGCGTCGACGGGGATACATCTGAGAACAACCATGGCCAACAACAACGAACACGACTTCTACAGCGAACTCGACAACCTCGACTCCCAGATTCAGCGTTTCGCCACTCCTGACGAGCGCCGGCGCAAGTTCCTCACCGACGTGGCCTCCGGGTCTCCGCAAGGTGACGAGAACATCAAGAAGATGGGTGGTAAGCCTCTCGCCAAGGCGGCGATGACGGCCGGAGCCCTTCAGTCGGGGCGGCCGCCGGCGACGGTCAAGAAGAGCGTCGAGAAGCGCATGAGTCGGGAGTCCTGACTTGGCACTGGTAGCCCAAG